ATAAAGGACATTAATTGATCCTGCCATTCTGCACCTGGACCGTTTTCATAGTTTACTGATATAGAGAATTCAGGCATTTCATTTAATAGACCTGTAAGTATTTCTAAACTATTACCATTACCTGTAGGAGTAATAAGATAAAATTTAGAAAGGCCTGTATTAGAGTCATGCTCATAACTAGGTCCATTAAATTCAGCTACTTTATGTTTATCTGCATTTGCCATATTACTTACTTATTCTTCTTGCAAAACAACTTGCTATTTGTCCATTATTTGAAATATATGGTATTTGGAATGCTAAAGCATTACGTTCAGGAATTTGTTCAATTTTTGCATTTGACCTGTCTATTTTTATTGGAACCCAAAATTCAATTATATCAAAAATAGTATTTACATAAAGATTAGCATTATCAAAATTTTGGAAAAGAACATCATAGATAGGAGAACTAAAACTTAAATTAAAGAGTCGTTCAAACTTTTCCGTTAGTAATACATTTTCAATCATTTGGTCAAGTGCAGCTGCACCCCAAAGTTCATTTGATTCATTGGAACCATCGAGGTCATAATATTCTTGTTCGATGGTGCCAGTTTCATGTTTTAAAAAATCTGGATTTGCACTTAATTCTAGCATATATTATTTACCTCTTATGCCCATACATTTGTATTGTCTACATTATGTGGAACGCCACAAATAACACAGTTCGGGAAATTATTTACAAGTTGCTTAGCAACGTTTCTTCCGAGTTCGACCATATTCTTATCACTATCAATAATAACTTTTCCGGTAGTAGATGTTATTTTTGTGTCTCCGGTTGTATTAATTTCAGTATTGCCTTTAACATTAATTTTTATATCACCTAAACCTTCGATACCTTCACCAGTAGTAACAGAGATACTGCCATTTCTATCAATGGTAAGCATCATACCAGTTCTATGTTTAAATACGGTTTCACCAGTTCGTCTATTTAATGTAAGATATTCACCATTATCTGTTTCCATTAAAACCATTTTGTATGGATAATCTTCAATTTTTCCAGTAAAAAAGTTTCTTTCCATACTAGTAGCAGTAGCTACAGTAAAGGCAACGGAGTCAAATATCGGTTTCTGAATATCGCCTTCATCGAAATAACCTCTAAGAATTGTTCCGACTTCTGGTATAACAAAGTTACCATTAGTACCACCGACATAAGATATGTCAGGAACAGCCCAAGGAATAGCACCTGTAGCAAAATCATCATAATAACCGAATATAAGGATTTTTACTCTTCCTAGTTTTATTGGGTCATTATTATCAATAACTTTGCCAGTCCATCTAGTAGTTGGATCCTGTTCAAATTTTTCGTAAGTACCTTGTAAGGTCTCATTAAGGCCTTTACCAATATCTTTCATCACTTCATTTAATATTTCATTAGTAGATTCCATATATAACCTTACTGTGTATTTTTAGATTGTTTTACTTCGCCTATACCGTTAATACCATCACTTACACAACTTGCCATTATTGTATATTTACGACCAGTATAAAAAGTATGAGTTAAACCAACTACAAGAAAATCTCCAGCATTAATTGTTTGCTGATTATTTACTGATGCGGGGTCAACAGAAACTCTTTGACCTAATAGAATAATTGGATTTCCGTTAGGGTCAACAAATGGTTGGAATGATGTATCAATAGTCATGAATACAAATTGCTGATAAAATGCACGTTTTATGCTTGCATGATGCATTGGTGCATAATCATAATGTTCATGTGTTTCAATAAAATGAGTAGCGACCGTATTATATCTTATATTTTCTAACTGCGTTTGCGATTTATTACTGATAACACCAAGTCTTAATTTATTATCTTTACCAGTATCATGGAATTCTTTTGATCTAAAACAGAGTTCGTTAACAGATGGTTTTTTAAGTGTTGTTGGTATTATTTTTGTAACCATTACAGGGAAATCAATTGGATTTATACCAGCTTCATTACGAGGGTCAAATATTTTAGTCTTTATACCGTAACCACCTTGGTTCTGTAAGAAACCAGCATTGACATAACGTAAAGAATCATAAACTTTATATGGAACAGGCTTAGCATTTTCTTCTATACCTTTTGTTTCGTCATGTAATTTTTGATACTTAGATTTTTGTATAAAATTACTTACAGTCGCAGCATCACAAAGAGTATTTAATGATGTATAGTGTCCAGTTCCAGATTTATCAACATATAATATTGGCATATCATTTTCTGATATCCAAGCATGTTCAACAATTTTATCAACAAAATCCGCATGACATAAAGATGCATTTAACCAAGCCATACTATCATTTGCTGTTGGGAATGACATTGTGTCACATAGTAAACCGCCATGTGTCATACATGCTCTTATTACTTCTGCACTTGAAAATATTTTACTTGTATTTAACAACGTGCCACTATCGTCTTTCGGCCATACAAATATATCATTTAAATATTTTTCAGCAGCTAATGTACATCTTATAGTATAGCAATAATTATTACTATCTTGATCTAAACCATATTCAATAGATTCAATTCTAAATTCAGAATCTATATATGGCTTTATATCGACAGTTCCTCCGAGATCAGGGGTAATAGTTAAAAAGATACTATTACCTATTTGAAAACCAACGTCATGGAAATATGTGCCAATGTCATTTAATACCAATGTCATTGATGGTAAGCGTTGAAAGAATGATTCATGAACAAGGATTTTTATGATTTTGCTATTAGTTATAACAAAACCATGTCTTGGGTCTTTATTACCATAAATGACTTCGATTTTTGTATCTGGCGTAGCTATAGGTTGTGATATCTGACCTGCTAAACCAACGTCTCTTGCTTCTTCTTTATCAGCCATTAGATACCTATAGTAAATCCTGTTTCACCTTGGAACCAGCTAGAAAGTTTTATTCCATCATGTGTTACAATATTATATGCTGCGTCAGCAGTTTTTGGATATGCATAACAATGAAAACCATCATCATTAGAAAAAATCATAAACCAAGATTCTTGCTGTTTCATATATAACTGTAATTGCTGTGCTCCAGCTATTTCAAATATATGAGGTTTTTTCTCATATAAATTTTTAAATTCATTTGCAATTTTCATATCTGGATTATGTAAATTTTGTAATCTTGCTAAAACATCTAATAAATGTTTAGGTTGTTGTCTTAAACATTCATCGAGTTTTTTAGCTATATCTCGATTAAAATTATCGCCTTCTACATTTGTATTGAATAGTCCAAAAATAGAAAGTATAACATCTCGATTCATTGGTTTATATTGATTACCATAACCTGATAAATTTGATCTAATACCTTTAAATTCTGCAGTGGCACCAGTATTCATATCATAAAGATCGCCACGTCCTTTAAGAAAACCTATATTAGAAAAGCAACTAGCAAATAAAAATTCACCTTTACCGATAGCTGGTTGACCACCAGTAATATTAAGCGCAGCTTTAGTATATTCTGGTGCTAGATATTCTGCTAAATTGGCATTTTTAAGAAAATCATTCCATGATACTTTCATTGGCTTAAATGTAAATGTATTTTCAGCCAACTGTTCAAATAAGTCTTTTGGATCGACTTTTAAGTATTTATCCAGTAAACCATCATGTATTTCAGCTAAGTCTTCAACTTTGCCACATTTTTTGGGATTCCAGAACTTATTTAAATAAGAATTTAGGTTTTCATTACTCATATACATATTTATAACATAGGTCTTATGTATAAATAGTATATGGGTTTATGTAATCTATATCAATATCAGACTAAGAAGACTGTAAAATTATCAGATGCTTACAGTGTTGACTTATATTTAAGAGAAGATGATTTTGCGACAGCTAGTACTCCAGCAAAAGATAAAGCAAAAGTACTTAATCTGGATGCGATTCCAGAAAATTATAAATTAGAATTATTTAACTGTACTGATGTTACATTGCCATCATTTAAGTATAAAACTGAAATTTACAAATATGGTAATAATGAAAAAACATTTTTGATTCCAGATTATAGTTCATTAGATGACTTGAGCATAGAGTTAATGGAATATTATGATAAAAATGATAATCTTGTAGTCCAGCAACTTGTAAATTTATTTTTAAATAAATTATTTAATACTGATACATTCTCTTATAGGATGCATAATTATATTGATCGACTTGATGTTAATGTATATGATAATAATTTTTCCACACTTATGTATACATATACATTTAAATATTTAAAGTTGACAAATTATACAAAATATGATTTAGATTATTCAAGTAATAATCCGGCAAAATGGAAATTATCATTTTCATATATGGAATATCAAGCAATTCCAAAAGGAACAAGAACATATAATCTTAATGGTGAAAATGATCCTAATGTTTCTACAGCTGAACCTGTTACTGAAACTAATGTTGATTTCGCTGAAATGTATAAGGCTATAATGGCTGGCAGAGCAGGCAGAGCACCATCAGATTCTACTTCTATGCTTACACCTAATGCATATAATAATAACAGCGATGATATTGCTGCTCTTAAACCGCAGGTTAAGAAGTTATCACAAAATATTGAAAATCAGCAAGCACATGTTGCAGCAGCTAAGGCAAAGGTTAAAGAACTCGAAGATAAGATTACAGAAGCTGAAGCAACATTAAATGATCCAATGTTTGAAAAACGCCGTAAAGAGGCTGCTGCTGGTATCATTAAGAGTGAACAAGATATGCAAAAATATGATATAGCTGAACAAGAACATAATTCCAACGCAAAAGATGCGAGCGGAAAAATGAGAAATTTCTTAGGCTTTGTAGATCATGATCAAATAGAACGCGCCGCAGATGAGGCTGTACAAGGATATTTTGCAAAACAGAACAAGGAAGCTGCAGCTAGTAATCTTGAATTATATAAACAAGAAGCTGCTGAACTTAATGCTATATATGAACAGAATACAAATAATATTGCTGAATGGAAAGCACAGTTAGCACAAGAAAAGCAGAATCTTGATAATTTAAATCGTGGTTTCAATAACTTAACGCTTGATTACAATAATAAGCTTAATGAACTTTCTGAAATGGAAAATTTAAAGAAAGATCAAATAGCATCTCTTGAAAATAGATATGGTTCAATGAATTCATTATCTCAACAAGATTTTAATGCTAATCGTTCTAGCTATGCTGAAAGTATGTCTCAAGCTTCACGCAATGCTAATGATCTTACTAATTATGCTGCAAGTATGAAAGATAATGCTAAGGCTGGACATATTTCTGATCCTTATACTGAAAAAGAAGAAGCTTTAGCTAGAGGTGAACATAATTTACATGAAACTACATCTCAAAAAGCTTCTGAATTATGGAGTAATGACCAGTCTGAAATTTATAATCAGCTTCATAATATGAATGAATCAAATAAAATAAGTATGGAGCAGTTTGAGCAGGATAATCTTGAATTAAGTAATGAAAAGAAACCGTCAATATATGAAGGAATGTCAGAAACAGGTAAACAAATACTTGGTAAAAGTGATACTCAAGTTCCATTTAAACCAGTAGATTCAAATAAAACGACTACTACAACGACACAAACTGAAACTGAATCTGAACCATTTACTGTTTATACTCGTTCTGATAAGATTTTAAAGCTCACACAACAATATGAACAAGAACATCCGGAATGGAGTGATGAATATATCTATGAACATGCAAGTAATGTAGTAGATACTGAGTTAACTAATAAGTTTGCAGCAGAAGAAAATAGTGAAACTATAAAAAAACAAACACAAAAAACTAAGCCAAATATAACAAATAATGTTCAACAAATAACATTATCAGAAAATGATATTGAAAAGTATGTTCCATTTCTTTATAAACCAGTAGCTAGAAGTTATTTTAATAAGTATAAGAATGATGAAGGTCAATTAACACTTATGTTAAATGAAGATATGATTGACCAGTCTGTTCCTGCTTTATTTAGGGCTACTGCCAAGGACATATATCATGAATATATGGCAGATCATCCAGGAAAAGAAAATTAGAATTATAAATAATAAAAAGGATTTAAGATGGATCAGACAGAAACATTTGTAAGTTATTTAGCAAGTACTAATGAAGCTGAATTTCAAGCTCTTTATACATTTGCTGTTGATGCCTTGACATTCTCCAATAAGATTCATATTTATCACTGGAGCTGTGACAAGGGTTTTGAACATACACATTTCCAAGAAGTCTATGAAATCATTAGAGATTTTGCAGATGAACTTGTTGAAATAACACTTGCAACAGGAACAGAATTTAAGATTAATTCCAAATCTTATATTTTCTCCGATGAAATCTATAATAAGGAAAATGCACTTAGAAAGTTAAGAGCATTCATTGACGCAGTTGAAAAGCTTTCTGAACAGTTCAAGAGCAAAGTTGCACTCAATAACCTTATGTCTGATACCGTACAGAAGCTGGAAAAAGAATACGGCTTAATTTTAAAATTTAATTAAGGAGAATAAAACATGTCAATGATTAAAACACTTTTAGCTGCTGAACAGGCAAAGCTTGAAGAAGCACAAAGAATTGTAGAAGCAAATGGAATGAAGTTCATTAAGGAAAGCAAGAAGTATGCTGGTAAACATCCGGTATTTGATACTGATGCCTTCCAGAAGTATCTTATTCAGGAATGTGGTGGTTGCTGTGGCGATGCTGCATGTAAAGATAAGAAAAAACTTAAACATACATGTGCAATTTGCGGTGAAGAATGCGAAAATCTCGATAAGAATGGCATTTGCGAACTTTGTGTTGAAGAATTAAACAACTATTAATTTTTAATTAATAAAATAAAAAACCAGGTTTAAAACCTGGTTTTTATTTTTCCTTTCGTATTATTAGATTGCTCGGAGGAAGTCTCTGAATGCACTCATAACAACTTTACTACCATGCTTGTCAACAGTCTTATTGAATGCTTCTTGTGCTTTTACAATCTTTTCTTGTTGTTCTACATAAAGACCAGTCTTTTCATTCAAAACCCACTTTGTAACATACTGGACAGATTCATAAATCGGGTCAGTATAAGCACATTGTGCAGAAGGCATATAAACTGCATCGATTGTAGCCATAGAATAATCTTCAGCAACAGTATTATCTTCGCAAAGATTACCAGTTCCACGAGAAGAAACACCCATTCTTACACCATCCTGAAGTAATGATTCAAGAATCAAACCGTTCGGTGAATGAAGAACCTTAGCCTTACCAATAGCGACATTACCGTCCATCTTAAGTTCGGTAATCATAATAGCTGCTTCACGAGGGTTAATCTCAATAGTATCAGGGTGATTCAATTCACCAAGAGCTTCACGAGATTCGATAAGTGCCTGGAACTTATTAACTTCACGTTCAATGATAGCACGTGGATATACACGACCATTTCTATTCTTATCTACTGCCTGCAAAAAAGGACCAGTAATATACATTCTCTTAGCGCCATTGCCTGCATCTTCTGTAAGAACTTTACCTTCGGCAAAAGCCTGTTCATTCAATAGCTTTTTAGCTTCCATATTAAAACCTCAAAATTGCTTTAATATATTTATAATTAAATATTCAGAATTAAATAAAAAACCTTAGATTTTACTCTAAGGTTTTTAAATTTTTGCTAATCAGTAACAATTAGTCTTTCTTACCAGCTGGGGTCTTAGACCAGTCATTATCTGTCGGATCTTCAGTGAGTTCGACCTTAGCATAATCCGGGCTGAATACAGCAGATGCATCAGTGATACCAGAGAATGCAGATACAGGTACAGTACCGTCTTCAATGAAGGTCGGTGTTGCCCATTCAGACTGAGGAAGCTTGTTGAATACGCGCTTGTTGAGGGCAGATGCGCCGCCAGAAAGTTCGTAAACAGGTTCCTGAGTATAGTGATAAAGACCATCAGAATAGATTGGAGCCTTTCCACTAACAGCGTCAACTTCATCTTGAGTTGTACGGAAATATGTTTCAACCTTCTGGAAGTAATCGTTACCTACGTTATAGATGTTGTCTCTATTCTTCATAGTATTTCTCCTTAAATTTTCCTATGCATGGATTTATTCCACACACCTATTTTATTTATGAAGAGATTTTTTGGTTTTTTGCAACTTTAGCTAACGGAGGAATCCGTCCATATAAAGTTCATACAGATTTTCTATAGTATCAGTCAATTCTATGCCTTCTTCTGACCTTACAGTAATCTTTTCATTACCAAGGAGACAAGCATATTCCTGCATGAACATCTGAATACCGAAGTCTCGAATAATACGTTTTTTCCAAGCTTCATCTCTACCAGGAATTTCCCACCATTGAATCTTTGCAGCAACATAGCTAGAAATACCAGCAGCGGCTTTAGTCCAGATGTTATAGAACTCATTCATACCATGTGGAGTAGAGATAAGAATCATCATAGCATCCTTTCTAGCAGATTGAGTCGGGAACACTGATTTAATAAAGTCCTTAGCATCTTCTTCAGGCAAGAACGCAAATTCGTCTACAAGCATAAGGTCAACTGACTTACCACGAATTGCAGATGAACCAGATGCGGCACAGAATATTTTAGTTCCATTATCAAAACCAATACTTTC